AAACCGCACTTTAAGCGATGCCTCCTTGAATGAGCGACAAAAAGGAAAAATTGTCGAAGCCATTGCCGCAGCGGAGTCTCCAAAAGAAGCAAAGCAACTTCATGAGACACTCAAAGCAACAGTGGGATCATCTTCCAAAAAGCATGGTCCACAATCACTAAGCGAGTCAGTCAACCGAAGAGCGAATCTTTCGGCTATGCTTAATTCGAGACAAAACTTAAGCGAGAACAAAAGCGCTGATCCATTTATGGAAAAGATGCAAAAACTCGCAGGCATTAAATAATAATTTATAAGGAGTAAAAAATGTCTATTGTAGAAAAATTGACTGAAGGTATAGTAAACCGTGACATGAAGAAGGAGGGCGCCGCTCTTCTTTCTAAGTGGGAATCTACTGGTTTACTTGAAGGCCTTCAAAACGAACAAGAGAAGAACAACATGGCTCGTCTCTTGGAAAACCAAGCAAAAGAACTTCTTCGCGAAGCATCATCTATGGGTGCTAGTAGCGGTGGTGGATCTGTTGAAGGTTTCGCTGCTGTTGCTTTCCCAATCGTTCGTCGTGTATTCGCCGGACTTATTGCTAACGATCTTGTAAGCGTTCAGCCGATGTCATTGCCATCTGGTCTGATCTTCTTCCTTGACTTTACCTTCTCGGCTGAAATTGCTGGAACTGATGTCATGCCTAGATTTGGTAACATTGCAGAAAAGTCTCTTTATGGTACCAATCAAGTTGGTAAGGAAGTTCAAGAAGGTGTTGACCTTATTGATTCTCGAAAGGGTGATTTTTCTGGTCCTCGTGGAATGACCGGTGAAGCTTATGGTTCACCTCAAGAAGGAAACCTTATCCTCAACGCCAACACGGTGACTCATGCTGCTACTAAGTCAGCGTTCACTTTGGATGGTGCTGTTTCTGATGCAAACAAAAAATTGATTCAATACGACCCAGATCTTTTGGCTGTAACAGACTCAAGTCTTTTCGTTGCAGTTATTGATGTTGAAGAAGACAAACTTACCAATGCTGATCTTGATAACCTTTCTGCTTTCTCATTCGAAGAGATTGCTGCTGGTGCAGTTAACGCTGGTAATAGCATTGTCACTATGATGAACGGTATTACGGGTGTTTCTGGTACAGATGTTACAAAGTTGGCTCAAGTTCGTCGTTTGACTTCATTGGCTTCTGCCGCTGAAGCTGCTACAACTGAAAAAGCTGTTCGCTTTGTTATTGTCAGTGATGCTAGTGGTGGTCCAGCTTTGGCTGCTAACACTACAAACCCTGCCCTAGGTGCATTGGCTCTTGGTTCTGAAACTGCTCCAAAGATTCAATTCCCAGCTAGAGATACTGCTACATCTTCTGCTTCTTCTGGTGGTGCAATTGTTGACTACACCATGTTGCTAGAAGACAACGTTAATATCCCTGAGATCGATATCAAGGTAGATTCTATCGCAATCACAGCGCAAACCAAGAAGTTGAAGGCCAAGTGGACCCCAGAATTGGGACAAGACTTGAATGCTTATCACAACTTGGATGCTGAGGTTGAGTTGACTTCTATCCTTTCTGAGCAAATTGCTCTTGAAATCGATCGTGAGATTCTTGCTGACCTTGTAAACGGCGGTACTGCTGCTACTTACTACTGGTCTCGTTCTCCAGGTCTTTTCGTTAACCGTGAAACCGGTCTTGAAATTGGTGCAAACAAAGCTGCTCCTGACTTCACTGGTACTGTTTCTGAATGGTATGAGACCCTCATTGAAACCATCAATGATGTATCTGCTCAAATCCACAGAAAGACCCTTCGTGGTGGTGCTAACTTCGTAGTTTGTTCTCCTGAAGTTGCTAACATTCTTGAATTCACTGCTGGATTCCGTGCGAATGTTACTGCTGATGCTGACAAAGGCGACATTGGTGCTGTTAACGTTGGTTCATTGAGCCGTAAGTTTGACGTAATTGTTGATCCTTACTTCCCAAGACAAATTGTTCTTGTTGGACGTAGAGGTTCTTCTTTCCTTGAAAGTGGTTATGTCTATGCACCTTATGTGCCTCTGCAAACTACACCTACCATCTTTGGGCCAGAAGATTTCGTCCCTCGTAAGGGCGTAATGACTCGTTATGCTAAGAAGATGGTTCGTCCGGACATGTACGGTCTTGTTGTTGTACGTGGACTTCTTGGTGAAGAATACTCCTAATCCTTGATTAGCTAGTTCTTCCTGAACGGCCCCTGATCGCTTTTGCGATTGGGGGTTTTTCTTTCTCTAAGAACTATTTAAAGCAACTTGGTTTTTATTCTCCTTGGGGCGGGGCGGCTGCCACTAGAAAGAATTACATCGAGGCCGCTGGTGTAATTCATTGATTAAAGGCAAGTTATTGCAATAATATTTTAATTTATAAGGAGAAATAAAATGGCAAGAAGATTAAGTAGAGAAAGATTGTTTGAAATAAACAAAGTAGGAGATAGCCTTGGAACCGACAACAATGGTGCTGGTTCCCCAGGTGCTGCTAACTACTCAAAGATCCGAGAAGGAAGATTAATTATTAGTGAATTTACAATTGATTTGGCACCTGCTGCTGGTGTTGAGCATAGTCCTGGGACCGCAGATTTAGTTCTTGGAGTAAGTTCATCGGCTGACGGCCTTATCACTGGTCACCCACGATCAAACTTGCTTTTGATTGACACTTTAACTCACGGTGTTGTTACAGATGTTGAATTAATTTGTGTTGAAACACCTGCTGGTGGAATCACTGATATTAACTTAGCAGTTGTTAACGCGGGTAATCTTGATGCAAAGGCTGGATTTTCTGGATCTGTTGATGCTACAATCATTAACGCAGGCGTTCAAAGTGCTCCTATGTCAACCGCAGCCGATCTGGCCGGTACTACTATAGATGATAAGTATCTTGTCTTAAGTAGAGGTGCAGCAACTAATGGAATTAAGGGCACATACAGTGCTGGTAAGTTTGTTATTCGTACCTTTGGATACGTAGCACCAGACGATGCATAATTAACATTGTATTAAGTGTATCTTTGTATAATAGGCACCCTTTCATTGAAAGGGTGTTTTATTTTTTTGAAACTATTTATGGTATAAAATACGGGAGAAATAAATGTCTAGCGCCTTAAGAGCAAACAAAAAATCAAAAATAAATAAAGCTGCCCCAGAGGCAAAGCCAAGTGCTGATAATGCAAAAGCAAAAAAGAAGGCAAGAAAAGCTGCCGCTGCTAAAACGAAAAAGCCGTCCAAAGGATCTGACTCCTCCGATTAAACTGTGTTGTGTGAATACGATGGCGCCTCTGCTGCATGTGATGCGGCAGGGGTTTTTCTTTTATCTTGAAACTATTTAGTGTTAGCGGAGGAATTCTATTAATGTCATTTCCAACTTTAAAACCAGCATCAACAACAAGTGCTATAATTTTACCTTCAACTGGTAACACAGATGATGTGGTTGCAACTTTAGCGATTAACTTTTATGGTGCTAGTAATTCCTTTGTAACAGGAGCAGCAGCACAAGTTGCCTATACCTACAAAAGGCTGGGTGGGGATGTCCTTGACATTGAACTGACAGCAGATAACGTCTACAATCACTATGAAGAGGCTGTTTTAGAGTACTCCTACATTCTTAACCTACACCAGGCTAGAAATGCCTTAGGGAGCGCTCTTGGCGGCGAGACAGGATCTTTTGACCATAAAGGAACTGTATCTGGGACTGACTCTGTTTCTCTTAAGTATCCCAAGTTTGTTTTTGATTACGCATTCAGAGTAGCAGACAAATTTTCAACTGAATCAGTAATTGGTGGAACCGCTAGAATATACTCTGCTTCTTTTGATACTGTTTCTGATCAACAAGATTATGACCTTCAAAACATTGTAAGTGCCTCGGCACAAGCTGGTGGTGTGCCTTATGAAGACTTCACTAATAACTCGAAGGATAAAACAAAGAGAATTAAGATTCGCCAAGTATACTATATATCTCCTCGACAGATGTGGAGGTTCTACGGGTATTATGGCGGTCTTAATGTAACTGGTGACCTACAGACTTATGGCCAATATGCTGATGATTCAAGCTTTCAAGTAATCCCAGTTTGGCAGAATAAGATGCAAGCAATTCAATACGAAGACCACCTGTATACTAGAACATCTCACTATTCATATGAAATCATAGATAATAGACTAAGACTCTATCCAATACCAGATTCTGTATCTCCAGAAAAATTCTGGTTTAGATTCTCGATTGAGGACAATGATGCTTTTGCAACTGGTTCTTATGACTCTGGTGTTGATGGTATCAATAACATGAATACAATGCCAATGGAGAACATTCCTTTTAAAAGCATTAACTCAATTGGGCAACAGTGGATTCGTCGCTTTTCTCTTGCATTATCAAAAGAGACTCTTGGTCAAATTCGAGGTAAGTTTGGAAACTCCGTCCCAATCCCAGGCGACACTGTAACCCTTAATGCTAGCGAACTTCTAACGCAAGCAAAAGAAGAACA